GTGCAGTCTTCGCTCCCTTTCACCGATGGCCCAGAAGTTTCGACGCTTCCGGTTGTCAATGCCCTGCTCAGGCACACACCAGTTAACGAGATACGAAATGATGTTCGGTGCGAGCTTGAGCTCACCCTTTTCATTTCTGTAAGGCACGTTGCCAAGGAAGGAGATGGGTGTCTCTTCTTCCAGCGCGAAGTACCTACACGTGTACCCACGTTCATCGAAGTCAGTTCCGAACCCTTCCTCGTTGTATGCGAGGATGCAATCATCTCCCATGTTGATGACACCGTAGCGATCGTGCTCACCGCGCAGTATCGTATCGACTCCAACTTCAAGGACGTCCCCGAAGTAATCATCCAGTACACAAAGGTACTGGCCCGTCATCGACCACTTACCGAAGTCCGGGTTGATCGAGATTCCCGATGGCAGCCCGACGTCCATGGAGAACGAGAGGGCGCTGAACGGATCGTCGCCATATAGCGGATTGAACACCTCGTCTGAGGTGCCATCAATCCACGGGTACGGGACGATGTACGGTGCACGGAACATCCGGTTCACGAGCTTGGCGACTCGCGGGTCGACGTAATTCGCGAGCTCCTTCGTGAAGAACTCGATCATCCAAGCGCCGACCGACTGGTCGTACTGCTTTACGTCGAAGCCTTTGATGAACTTGTACCTGTTCAGCTTCTCGAGGATGTGATCTGGCGTCCTGTGCTTCCACGTGAACGCAAAGTCCTCGAGATATACGGCACGCCAACTTGAGCAGAAGGTGGCTAGCACGTAGTTCGGGACAAACGACATTCCGAAGACCGTTCTCCGCCGTCCGGCGAAGTGGTCCTTGATCAGATTGCCGTCTTTGAAGACGCGCTTGTCCGCATCGAAGCGACGCCCGGCTTTGAGGCCGGAGCGTGCAGCTTTCTCGTCGTTGACCTCACGTGGTTTTGACTCATACGAGCCGTCCACGCGTTGGATCACCTTGTCGGCTTGGACGCGTTCACCGGTTGTACTGGTGATCGGTGCGTTGTACTCGATGTAGAGCTCGAGATACTTGTCCTTGTCGATCAGGTCGAGAAAGTGCTCCATGTTGGAGTACACGTGTCTCAGTTCGTCGTGCTTCTTGATCGGATCATTCACATAATCCGGTGCACCAGTGCTCGCTTCGCGGCGAATGCCGACTGAAGCTGGTGCTGAGCGAGCAAACATGAACTTCGACAGGTCCGCGAATATGCGCTTGTGGCGCTCGGTCACGAACCCATCGGCTAAGCTCAGTTTCTTGCGAATCTCAGCGTTCGAGACTGGGGGCACGGAGATTGGGTTCATCCCGTATCCGGCCGTGGTTAGAAGTGCGTTTGCGTCACCCGGTACAGCCTCCGGCCCGAGTACGCCTGACTTGTCAACCGTCACCTTGATTGATGACAGGTTGTGTGCCGTTTTCCGCATGACAGCGAGGAATCTCGAGTCATCGGAATAGATGGTGGGGTAAATCTGCAACCCCTTGTTCAAGCGTTTGGCGGCCATTCGCCGCTTGTAGCCTGCGGTGCTAATGATAGCACGCCAGGCGTCCGCCTGTTTGTCGGGTATTGCGTACCTCATTCGGGTGTGAAGTCACCCTCCTCGGCCGCGGGTTCAGCACTGGTCGTGGTAACGACGGGTGCCGTCTGCAGACGAGCGAGTCGCTCACCCTTGTTGGGACGGACGATAGCTTCCGTGCCGGCGCGAGAACGATCA